TTATACGATTCTAATTTTGCTGGCTTTCATTTATAATCGTATAAAATATGATTATAAATTATTTTGTACTTTTCTAAACTTAACAAATGCTTGATTGAAAAGTCAAGTAAAGATTTGCTAAATTCAAATAAACATTGCTACCTTGAGCAACTTCAGATGCACCAGCAGCGAATGGAGCCGACGATAACGCACTATAAGCAACGCCAATTGAAATAACATTACCAGTATATGTTCCTGGTGTTACTGTTATTGTACTTGGAGCAACAGAACTAGATGATCCTGTAGTAACTGAAACTGTGTTAAGAGATCTAACAGTGGATATAGTAATATCAGATGGAGCAGGATCTGCTGGAGCTTTATAACAAATTACTCCAGAATTATTAGGTGCAAGAGTACTTACACCCGATAATGGTCCGACTCCCCATGTTTGATTAAAATTCCATGTAACAAGCGGATTAGGTGTAGCCAAAATCGTTACAGCATTAGATGTTGCAAATTCTTTGTATGCAGTAATCGGTATTAAATTAGTGCTTGATAACACATTAGTAATATTGGTATTTTCAATATAAATACTATTAGGTGTTGATTTATTGAAATATACATTGAATGCCGAAGATAAGTTATGGGATATATCTGATAATACTAATGAGGACGCAGCAGCGTTATTTGAAATGCTGTAATATAATTGCAAAACAAAAGTTTGTGTATTTCCATTACCGCCGCCCCCACCTCCACCACTAGAACCAGCAGGACCACGAGCACCTTGAGGACCAGTGTAACCTTGAGGACCAGATGTACCTTGTGTTCCTGCAGTACCTTGTGTTCCTGCTGTACCTTGAGGACCAGTGTAACCTTGAGGACCAGCACTACCATTTCCACCACTACCAGAACCTGTCGGACCCGTTGGACCTTGTGGACCTTGACTACCTCCACCTCCACCTCCACCACCTCCACAACTACCATAACAAAATCCTGGAGGACCCTGTATACCTGGTGTTCCAGCAGGCCCTTGTGGACCATGATGTCCTCTAGGTCCTTTGGGACCAGTACATCCATGATGACCTCTTGACCCTTTACGACCAGATAATCCAATAGGTCCTTGTGGACCAATTCCTGTATCGCCTTTAGGTCCTTGTGATCCAGTATTTCCTGTATTTCCAGTGGGTCCAGTATTTCCTGTGGGTCCAGTATTTCCTGTTACACCAGTAGCACCAGTTACGCCAGTAGCACCAGTATCACCAGTTGCTCCCATATCACCCATTTCTCCTGTTGGACCAGTATAACCAGTATAACCTGTATAACCTGTTTTACCTCTAATTCCTATTAAACCCTGTGGACCAATTTGTCCTTGAGGTCCTGTGTTACCAGTGGGTCCACTTCTTCCAAGACGACCATCTGCACCAGTATTCCCCGTATACCCAGTATTACCAGTAGGACCCGTGTAACCAGTATAACCGGTGTAACCAGTATAACCAGTAGTTCCAGTATAACCGGTGTAACCAGTATATCCAGTAGTTCCCTGGGGACCTGTCATACCTGTCCATCCTTCCAATAATGGATATACAATAATATTATTAATTCTACTATTAAATGTTGATAATTGAAAATAAGGATAACATACCGAAAATGAATCTTCTCTCTCTACAGGTTCGTTAATAATTAATCCATTTTTTAAATATGTAACATAGTTCTGTGTAATATTCAATGTTAACACATCGTGAGATGATATTGATATATTAGTATTTAATGGAGGTTGACCTTGATAAATCAAGTATAATATAGTTGAAGAATCAATAAAAAACCCATAATAGCATAAAGAATTATTAAATGAAATACCTGCAGTTATTGAGTCTGTATTTTCTCCTATAGAAAATGATAATGTTAGAGTAGTATATGATTCATATGTTGATACTGTATCAACGCCTGAGTAACTAGTTTTTAAAATTGAATTACTACTGGGGAATATAATATCATCTGGCGTTTTTGTGTATAATGTAAACAATCCAGAACCATATTGACCGGTCATACCAGTTGACCCTTGTGGGCCTGTATTACCTGTGTTGCCAGTAGGACCAGTATTTCCTGTATTGCCGGTAGGACCAGTATTGCCGGTAGGACCAGTATTGCCGGTTGAACCTGTATTGCCGGTAGGACCAGTGTTACCTGTAGGACCTGTTTTACCTGTTTTACCTGTGTTACCAGTAGGACCAGTATTGCCGGTGTTACCAGTAGGACCAGTATTTCCTGTAGGACCAGTATTGCCAGTTGAACCTGTAGGACCAGTATTGCCAGTTGAACCTGTATTACCAGTATTTCCTGTAGGACCAGTTGAACCTGTGTTACCAGTTGAACCTGTATTACCGGTATCACCAGTAGGGCCTGTTTTACCTGTTTTACCTGTAGGACCAGTAGGACCGGTATTACCGGTATTACCTGTAGGACCAGTATTACCTGTAGGACCTGTGTTACCTGTAGGACCAGTAGGACCGGTATTACCGGTATTACCTGTAGGACCAGTATTACCTGTAGGACCTGTGTTACCTGTAGGACCTGTGTTACCTGTAGGACCTGTGTTACCTGTAGGACCAGTATTACCTGTAGGACCAGTTGAACCTGTGTTCCCGGTATTACCAGTTGAACCTGTAGGACCAGTATTACCTGTGTTACCTGTAGGACCAGTATTACCTGTATTCCCGGTATTACCAGTATTACCTGTATTTCCTGTAGGACCAGTTGAACCTGTGTTACCTGTAGGACCAGTATTGCCAGTATTACCTGTATTTCCTGTAGGACCAGTTGAACCTGTGTTACCTGTAGGACCAGTATTGCCGGTATCACCAGTAGGACCGGTTTTACCTGTTTTACCTGTGTTGCCAGTAGGACCGGTATTACCTGTGTTACCCGTAGGGCCAGTATTGCCAGTAGGACCCGTATTACCTGTGTTACCGGTTGAACCTGTGTTACCTGTAGGACCAGTATTGCCTGTGTTACCTGTAGGACCAGTATTGCCTGTGTTACCTGTAGGACCAGTATTGCCTGTGTTACCTGTAGGGCCTGTTTTACCTGTTTTACCTGTGTTGCCAGTAGGACCAGTATTACCTGTGTTACCTGTAGGACCAGTATTCCCAGTAGGACCAGTTGAACCTGTAGTACCAGTTGAACCTGTATTCCCGGTAAAACCAGTATTGCCTGTGTTACCTGTAGGACCAGTATTACCAGTTGAACCTGTATTACCAGTTGAACCTGTATTCCCGGTAAAACCAGTAGGACCAGTAGAACCAGTAAAACCAGTATTGCCGGTAGAACCAGTATTACCTGTGTTACCAGTAGGACCAGTATTGCCTGTGCTACCCGTTGAACCAGTAAATCCTTCTATGTAAGGATATATTCCAATATTAGATATATTATTATTCATATTCGCTAATTGAAAATATGCAGAGAATGGTTGCTTAGAATCGGTACGAGCAGATTGATTTATAACAACACCGTTTTTAAAAAATATTGCTTCACTATTGGTAATGGTTATTCTATAAACATCAGAATATAATGCTAAAACATTTAATGGTATTGTTACTAATTGATTACTGATATTAGTAGTAATTATAGATAAATAATTAGTTGAATTAGTTGAGAATGCATAATATAAAGACCCTCCTTTATCAAATGTTATTCCTGCAGATACTGAGCTAAGTAACCCTTGTAATGAAAATGTTAAACTAATTGTATTATATGACTCATTAGTTATAACAACACCAGGTGAAGAAGTTATTTCTGTTTTTAATATAGAATTACTAGTAGGAAATATAATATCATTAGATGAGTTAAATGCAGGAATTAATGTGAATAATGCGGGGCCTTTTGCACCAATTGGTCCTTGTGGTCCTTGTGGGCCATAATTACCAATAGGACCTTGTGGACCAGTATCACCCGGACCTGCAACAAAACAACTAGCACTTGCATCCCTAGAAGTATTCACATCAAACCATACGCTTGGTTGTCTAGTTGCCAATGCATTTACTTGTGATAATTTTCTTAAAGCAGTGTAATCACTAGAAGACATATATTAATTACTATATTTAATAAGCCGAAAATAAAAAATGAGAAAGGAAAAAACAGATCCAAAATTAAACGAGACTATATTTACTAAATCCACATTTAAATGAGATAAAAAATCAGATATAATCTATATACTACTAGTAAACAAATGGATAACTTAGATTTAGATATAAATAACTATACATTCACTGATCTTGAAAAGTTTTTCCAGTTAAAACCTAAGTCAAAATATACCGCAGCAGATATTGAAGATAAAGAATATAAAATACGTGAGCAATTATTAAAAAGTGGTCACATCAATAAGCGTTTCAAAACAGACCTTATTGAATTTTTGACAAAGGCTAAACAATGGTTAACTTTGGTAAAATGCGGCGTAACCGCGAAAGAAAACCAACCCACATCCATACCAAAAAACTATAAATTAGATACATTGGATACACCTTTATCCAAAGAGCCGCCATCAAGAACAGATGAATTAATAAACCGACCCGAACGCCAGTTTGTTTACTCAAATCCTAGTGAATTCTTTCCCGGAACATTAAATCCACTAAATACAAGAGTTATTACCAAAACATTAAACATTGATACTCGCTTTCGTGATAATCTCTATACTAGTCAAAGCTCAGATTTTAATATGAATATTCCCAATAAATTAAATAAAGTTGTATCTATGCAGCTATCTTCCATTGAACTACCTATTGTTTTTTATAATATATCAGAGAGTTTTGGTAATAATTATCTGTATATTAGTGTAAATTATAACACATTTGATTACAGTAAAACAGGAATTTCGGAAGAGAAATTCCTTATTGTTCCAGATGGAAATTATAATGCAAAAGGTCTAATAAATACTATAAATAATTTACTTTCTCCATTGGACCCCAGTGGTAACTTAATTGACCCACACGATCCATTCTCTTATATTGAATTAGAATTAGATATTGATAATAATAATTCGGGTACTGGGAAAGTAACTATTCGTATTTCAGAAAGTCATTCCAGTTTTTATAATTTTATTAATTTGGATTTCACCAAAAATAGAAATGGTACGTCAGATACGACGTTTTTATTTTCAAAAATAGGTTGGAATCTAGGTTTTATTAAACCAAAATATGAAGGTGCTAAGACATATGTTGCAGATACTATATTTGAAATGTCTACTATTCGTTATATTTATTTAGCTGTAGATGATTTCAATAATAATGCAAATAACCAGTTTATTAGTATCTTTAATAAATCTATATTGAATCCTAATATTTTGGCTCGCATTTCTATTAAAGATGCGTTTTTCGGGTCAGTTCAAGAAAATAACTTTAATATTATTACTGAGCCACGCCAATATTTTGGCCCTGTAGATATTCAACGTCTACGTATTCAAATATATGATGAATATGGTCGTATCTTAAATATGAATAATTCTAATTACTCTTTCTGTTTAGACTTTAAAATGATGTATGACATGTAGAAATAATGTCTTTTTATATTATATAAAAAGACATGCCATATAGAAGCCGAAAAGTGAGAGGAAAAGCTTGTTACCGTGTTACAAATAAAGATAATAAAAAAGTATTTGCGAAATGTGCTAGTAAAGAAAACGCCAAGAAACAGATGAAATTATTACGTGCTATTCAATTTAATAAAAATTTTAAACCCAATGGATCACGTAGTGGAAAGCGTATTGGAACACGTAAAAATCGTAAATAAAAGATTACTATTTACCTGAATCGTTGTTTAAATAAACGGATTTGGCAATATTTTTGAGTACACGTTTCTCTGTTTTATCAGAATCTTCGGATGCACCCATTACATTTCTCATCATTTGCAAACAATCTTCATATTGCGGCGAACATACATTATTAAACTCAGGGTGGTCCTTTATGTATTCCGATAACTTTTTGATTTTATTATTAGAAATCCGAGTGATAGCATTTTTCATTCTTTTAGATTCAGAACCAGACTCTCTTACCCATCCTTCATCATCCTTGATATGTAATGTTTCCCTCTTAGTATCTGTGCAATGAACAGGTCTATTATTCACATCGCAATTTTCTAGGCCTCTTTGAAAGATATTTGTGATAGCCTCTACTAGACCGTGCTCTTTTGCACAAAAAAGGTCAGAATCCTCTATTTTAAGTGTATTAATAAATTCACCTAAGGTAATAGCGTTTTTACAATCTTCATTTAAAAATACATTGATATTAAATGTTTTATTATTTTCTAGTTTCTCAATATTGTTGTTTATAATCATGCTATTTGTATTGGTAGTAGTCTGTTTTAATTGCTTATTTTCTTCCAATAATTGCTGGTTTTGTTTCATTAAATATTGACATATTTCTTTACTTTGCTCAATAAGTGATGTATTTTGCTCTATAATAGCATTCGTTGCTGGTACCAAAGAATTAGTAACAGTTACTAATGTATTTGATATTGCTTTCTTTCTCTTTCCTTGTGTTGGACGTTCACCATTCTCCCATAAATTCTGTAACTCCATATATTTGCTTATCTCATCATCCGAATCATCCACCGTAATATCTCCACCTAATGTAGTTTTAATTTTATGTGCTACCCTCGGATTTGAAAAATAAATGCATCCTTTGAGAAACCCTGTTATGTAATCTTCACCAAAAATATGGTATTTACAACTCATTAATTTCAAATTTGTGATAATATTATCGTCCCAGTTCTCATAGAAATAAGTGAATTTACGAATTCTTTTAGTTTCCATTATACTATCTATTCAGAAATTATTTTATATAGTTTTACGCAAAATCATTTCGGCACAGAAGTCACTTCTGTGCTTCTGTGCCCACTAGATAAGGATACAATATATAATATTTTTTTATTATCATATAACGAGCGAATTGTTTATTTATAATTTCGGCACAGAAGTTTTCCTAAAGTGTGCCACAACTTCTGTGCACTTTTGGGCCCCGAATTATGCTAACAAATTATGCAGTAGTGTTTTTATGGATTTTTCGTGTTTTGCAGCATGCCAGTCACCCGAGACCTTTTTTATAAAACTATTTTAAGAAATAAAAAATGGACAACAAAACCTTGTCCATTTTAAAATTCGCCTCCGACTTTCTTGTTTTATTCTTCTGTTTTAAACTCAAAAATTAGAAGTCATTATTTTGTATTTATAATATATATAGAATGCCTTGTTCATTAAGTTGTGGTGTTTCAGCCGTTTTTTTAATTGGAATGATTTATATGAATTATGCTACTTATGATAGCAATATTATTGTTAATTATAAGAAACAATTACCCGAAAATTTAGTGGGAATCTATAATAATATAGTTGATGAGAGAACACGTATTTATTATTTTGGGTATGCATTGGGGGTTATTCTTTCTCTAATTATCATATTTTATAATACGCAAATCCGTAAAAATCGTTTCTCAACATTAACTTTAGTTTCAATGGTAGTAGCGATTTCATTCGTTACCAATTACTTTTATTATGTTCTTTCTCCAAAATCAGATTGGATGTTGAATCATATTAAGACACCTGAACAAACAAAAGCTTGGTTAGGAATGTACCGAGGAATGCAAGTATATTATCATACAGGATTAGTATTAGGAATTTTTGCAGTTGGAACATTTGCATTTGCATTTAGATATTAATAAAATATTTTCATAATATAAGATACTATGAAAATATTAGATGACACATATTATGGTGGGTTAATATGCCATGTAAATTACAATAAGGAACCGCCGTTTAAATTATTCATGAAAATGGTAAATAATCCTAGTTGTAGAATAAGTAAAATTTCATATTCATCATTAAAAGGTTTTATATTAAAACTAGATATTGATAGACCATCAAATTTAGATAACCTTGATGAAATAGCACCATTTTTAGGTTTAAATATAGAGAAAACAGAATACAATGTTCCTGTTTTTACTTTGGTTATTAAATTAGTTGTATTGAGTAGGACTGAAACCAATATGACAAAATACATTTCATTAGATGAAAAGCAATTTAATAAACAAACCGATATTTATTCAGATTTTGAGAAAGAGGCTAAGACTCAAAGCGAAATCTATAAAAATACAATTAATAAGGGAGACCCTGTATGTCCATCTTTGGTGGCGATAGCAAAAATTACCGATAAAACAGTATCATTAGAATTTTTGAAACTATTGAAAAAAAAATGTGGTTCTATTACCGAATCAGAAAATATGATTTCTTATATTATTAAAGAATTAGAAAATAATTCATCTTACCAATTAGGCGTTATTGTAATGGAATCTGCTACTGAATATAAAACAGTAGATGCTTTTTTTAAGGGTATATCAAAAGAAAGTCAATATAATATTCTATGCAAGTTAATATTTATGATAATAAGATTAGTGAATGAAACAGGATATATTCATTGTGATTTACATTTAAACAATGCTATGGTAAAATACAATGATGATAGTAAAATAGTTATGCGTTTAATAGATTTTGGAAGAGTCGTATATATATACGAAAAAAAACTAAAAGAATTAATTATACAAAATTTAACTACAAAACTATGGTATATTATTTATGCTGAAAAAAATTATAATAAGTCAAAAGGATTTGGTGATTTTTCAAGGGTAGAAAAATATGTTCATGCATTAGAAGATATTGATGGGACATTAGTGGAAATAACTAATCAATTAATAGATTATGCGAAATTTCCAAATACAATAAATAGTGACTGCTATAGATTAATACAAAATTATGATCCAAGTAAAGAGGATTTATTACCTTTTGATGAAGAATTAAAAAAGAAAATGGTAAAAGATTTGAATTACGAATTAACAAAGTTAGATCATGCTATTAATTCAAAAAATATTCGTAAAACTAAAAAATGTGAACAAATAATGCATTTTATAGATTACTGCAATAATAAAATACCTGAGTTAAAAGAAATCTGTAAGAGGAGACCAGGGTGTAAAATAGACAATGATCCTGATATAAGAATCCTTGAAACAAAATTAAAAATGTATGAAGTTAAGTTACAAGAAGAAGATTGTGAAAATTTATTTGCAAATAGAAACGAACCAGAGAGAGTGATTGTTGGCGAGCCGGAGGTTGCGGTAAATCGTAATATTGATGAAGCACAGGGTAACATTGCAGAGATTCCTCAAAAAGAAACACGACGCGAAAGGCGTAAACGAGAAGGAAATCTGTTAAAACTAAAAGAAGAACAAGAAAAACTAGAAAAACTAAAAGAAGAACAATACCAAGAGAAACTACGACAAAAAGAAAAAGAAAAGCGACCATGGTATCGTTTATGGGGAGGTAACCAGAAAAAAAATAAAACATTAAATAAAAAGAAGAAGAGGAGCAAAGTCAAGTCGGAAAAGAGATATTAATTATTAATATAATATAAATAGAAACTAGCATTATTTTCTATTGATAACCAATAATAATTTTATGAATGAATTAAGTGAGGAACAACAGATTATATTGAAAAATGTAGTAGATGGTCATAATGTAATAGTAGATTCTTGTGCAGGGACAGGAAAAACAACGCTGATTTTATCGGTAGCAAAAGCATTAGCAACGTCTCAATTATTACAAATGACGTATAATTCTATGTTGCGATTTGAAGTGAAAGACCGTGTAAAAAAAGCAGGAATAACCAATATGAAAGTTCATACATTTCATAGTTTGGCTGTGCGTTATTATTTATCTACGGCACATACGGATACTGGAATTCGATATATTATACATAAAGATTTACCACCAACCGAGAAATTGCCGAAGTTTGATGTTATTGTATTGGATGAGGCACAAGATATGACATTTTTATATTTTCAATTAATGGCGAAAGTTGCAAGAGATTCGGGAAATTCTATTCAATTATTGATTTTGGGTGATTATATGCAGGGTTTATATGAATTCAAGGGTGCGGATATTCGTTTCTTGACATTTGCAGATATCTTATGGGAGGGATTCGCCTATTTGAAGACACAAGAGTTTAAGCTCTGTACTATGAAAATGTCGTACCGAATAACAAATCAAATGTGTAAATTTGTTAATCAGGTAATGTTAGGAGAAAATCGTATGGAGGCATGCAGGGATGGCGCACCGGTAACGTATATTAGACAATCACGGTCTAATATAGAGAAAATAGTTGCAGTTGAAATATGTAAATTAATAGAACAAGGGGCCTTACCCGAGGATATTTTTGTATTAGGTGCATCAGTAAAGGGTGCGAATAGTAATATTCGGCAATTAGAAAATATATTGGTTGAGCGTGGAATACCTTGCCATGTGCCTATGTTGGAAACTGATAAAATAGATGAGCGAGTAATAGGGAAAAAGGTTGTTTTTTCAACTTTCCATTGTGTGAAAGGTCGCCAGCGTAAATATGTATTTATAGTGAATTTTGACCAATCCTATTTTAAATTTTATGCGAGAACTTTAAAAAGAGATATATGCCCAAATACGATTTATGTTGGAACAACAAGAGCAACACATGGTCTCTATGTTTTAGAGAGCGATAACTACCGTAGTGACAGACCATTGGAATTTTTGAAAAAAAATCATATTGAGATGAAACAATGCGATTATATAACGTTTCGTGGTCATCATAAAAGTATTTTTGAGGATGATGAAGATGAGATTAGAGACGCACTTTTTACAAATAAGCATAATTTAACACCAACTGAATTAATAAAGTTTATCCCAGAATCTATAATTGAGGATATATCAGAAATATTGGACCGTGTTTTTATATCTGAAAATAGACAGATTGCGGAAATAGATATACCAAGTATTATAGAAACAAGAAAGGGATTTTTTGAGGAGGTAAGTGATTTAAATGGAATAGCTATACCATGTATTTATTATGATTATTTAACTGAGAAATGGTCGGGCTCTCGTGAGAATTCTAATATATTGTTGAATATCATATCAACTTGCGTAGATAATATGAAGCCTAATGAGCATAAATACTTAAAAAATATAGTAGATGAACTACCCGAAAAAATAGAGACTATAAATGATTATCTATTTATAGCCAATTTGAGCGTGGCTGTTCAAGAAACCCTTTATTTTAAGTTAAAACAAATAGACCGTGATGAATATAATTGGTTGAGTCAAAGCATGATTACAAGCTGCACAGAAAGATTAGATAATGTGATAGGTAATGAATGTGCAAATATTGTTCCACGTATTGAAGAAACAATAATTCATCAAAGTGATGAGAAAGCTCATGCACAAATAGATGAGTTTTTGGCACCCCATTTTGGTAAGGATGTTAAATTCCGTTTTACGGCACGGACAGATTTGATAACACCAGAAACAGTTTGGGAAATGAAATGCACAAGCAAAATATCTATAGACCATATGTTGCAAGTAATTATTTATGAGTGGCTATGGAGAATGCGGTCTTCATTAGATGCGCAAGCATCAGATGAAAAAGTATTTAAAATTTTTAATATAAGAACAAATGAATTAATGCGATTAGATGCTAGTATGGATGACCTAAACACAATTATGTTAGCATTATTACGGGGTAAATTTCAGAAACCAGAACTAAAAGTAGATGATGAATTTATATCAGACTGTAAGAACTATTTGGCTAAATTATGCGCTTGAATTGGCGGGCTTAGAGATAAACTTTTGAATGCACTCATAAATCTTGGCAGACTCAGCAATGCTGAATGTTCCACGTTGTTGAGCAACGCCTAAAAAAGAGACAATAATATTGAGAGCCATATTCTCATCAGTGACTTCAATGTCGGTTAAACGGACTTGGTTTTGTGCGGTGTCAGGAACGGATGTAGGAACGGTGCCAGTCTCTTCACTAAGGGTAATGTTATCCATTATAATATAAAAAACGAGAATATATTTATATGCTTTCCGCGCTACATTTTATTTTTATGAACAAAACAAAAGGGTGAATTCTTTGTCTTTTTTTTACAGAACTCACCATTTTGAAGCTGTTTACCACATACATATTCATAACAACCATTCTTAATCTTCTTTTTATTGGAATTCCAAAGCCTGGATGCTTCATCAAAGTCAATATTGACTTCAAATTCGGCTCTAGTAGTTTGACTACGAGTTTGCATGGTTATTATATTTGAATAACATGAAGAATTAATGATGTTATTCAATTTTTTATTTTCTGCTCTTTCTTGATTTTCTGCCACCTTTCTTTAACTTTCTGCTCTTTCTGGACTTTTTACCTCCCTTTTTAGTTTTCTTTGATTTTTTACTGCGTTTTCCACCAGTACTACTGCACTTTGGTTTTCTCATGCACCCGGGTGGGCACTTAGCACGTCTAGTTTTTTTAGATGGAGGGAATGTTAATTCAGGGCTAATTTCCATAGGCTCGGGTTCTGTTTCAGGTATAGGAACATTTTCATTTTCCATAGAGGGCTCGGGTTGAGGAGAAGACTCTTGTACCATAGGTTCTTCTGCTTCTTGACTATTTAACATTTCATCAGCATTTTGTGATACATCCATATTTTCATTATTAACAGGCTCAGTGGAAACATCCATCATATTTTCCTCCTCCTCTTTTTTCTCTTGAATAATAGGTTCTGCCATTTCTATATAATATTGACAGAAAATAAAGTATTTTTGGTATGCTAAATAAAAAATATAATAATACATTAAACAAATAAAGACACTAACAATCAATAAGTATCTCGGCAAATAGGACATTTGCTACATTTTTCAGCGCAATCTGTGCAAATTGTATGACAACAACCAGGGACTTTTAGTTTTACAGAATCAATTACTTCGTAGCAAACAGGACAATCATCTTTGGTATCGCATTGACTGTACAATTCTCTAAACTTCTTCTGCATTCTTTCTTCCATGCTTCTATATTTTTCTTCCATGTTTCTCCTATCTATACGCATTCTGCGTCGCAGGACATCATATAGTTCTGATTTTTCTTGATACATTGTGTTAATTGTATTGATATTAGCAACTAATTCTGCGTTTTCAGATTCTAATTGTTGGCATTTCTTCTCAAATTGCTGTTTTGTGGATATTGAAACGGGAAATGGGATGTGTGATTTGTGATATATAACATCAATTTTGAAGTTGATGTCAAACGTATGCAGATCATTTGGACAATATCCATTCGCAATCATAGAGGATGTAATCTTTTCACCCGAACTATTAGTGTACCAATAGTCGTCAATATCTGTATATGATTGAGTTTTGTTTCCAATTTTTAAATTATATTTTTTAAAGTAGTCGCGAAATTGGGTTTTAAATGTTCTGATTGTCGGAAGATCCTGAGGCTGTCTAACAGGCCCCGCAGGAGTAACAGTTCCATCTTCATCTATAGTGAATACGTCAACGTAGTATGATACAATATTTCTGGGGAAAGTAAGCGTATATACATGGTCAAACCTATTTTTTGTTAGTGTTTTGGATTCAAGAGTATACTCTTTCAGATCAGGGTAAAAGTTTTCTGTAAGAGTATCAAAGAATTCTGCGAATGATTTTTGAAATTGTTGGTCACGAGTAGGCTTGGGCATTGTTGATGATGTTGATTTTTAAGCTATTGTTTAGAATAATGAAAAGGAATCAATTTTTTACCGTTTTAATGTTTTTTGTTTTTTAGATGGTTTTTTGTCATTTTTCTTAGCAGATTTTTTTGATTTTTTATTCTTACGTGTTTTGCGTTTTCCGCCGCTATTTACTGGTATTATTGTAATTTTATTATCTATTGTGTATTTACCGTTATTATAATTATGCCATTTTTGATTTTTATTAAGATGAATAGGTATTTCCGGAGTAGTTGTATAAAAATATGCAAGTAAGAGATAATCGTCTCCATCTCTTTGATTAAATTCCCAACGAAATCCTTTTTTAACACATTTTAAATTTAAAATATAATAGATTTTGCCATTTCCATTACGACCTTCATAGTATATTATCCCTTTTTTATTGGGTATAAAATAAAGCGTTTCACTATTAAATCTTTTCATTATAACGTGTGAAAATGTGTCTTTATTCTGGGTAATATTTTTATCACAAATATTTGACTGTACTGGTTTTGTTGCAATTGGTTCTGGTGCTGGTTCTGGTTCTGGTGCTGGTTCTGGTTCTGGTTCTGGTGCTGGTTCTGGTTCTGGTCCTGGGGTTACTGGTGCATTACTAATTCCAATGCTAGATCCTACAGTATTAACAACACTACTACCTACATTACCAACCGTACTACCTATATATCCAATACCACTACCTATATTACTAAAAATTCCATTCATATTATATATACATTATACTAAGATTAAACTACCCTTTCTAAACCATATAATTCTTCCAACGCAATAAATCGTTTAATATATTTATCTATAATTCCATAGAAAACATCATAAGTCAAATTAGGATGTAATTTCTCAGGAGTCATAGTAACAGAACAACCACCGGATTCCAACATAGAAACATCAAATTTATTAAGCTTTTTATAGAAACAATAGTATATTATTTTTTCTAGATTCTCCATATTCTCTGGTAAAACATGAAAATGAAATGATAATTTAGATGGTGGTATACCGAAATATAAACAATTATCAACTATATATTCAAAATCTTCAATATTAATCTTTCCCATAGTATCCGATAAACAGAGTTCATTAAAATCATATTTTTCATGATAATGTAATATTTCTTTTAATACAAAATCATTATCTATTTTCCCAACAATTGGGCAATAGTTAAAGCAAGAAATATATAATTTTGTTTTGTATATATGTGGTTGTCTAAACCATCTAGTAAAGATAAGTTCAAAATCATTTTTAGTTTCTTGAATAGAGCACTTTGCATTTCTTATTTGGAATTGCTCAGATACTGATGTTATAAATGAGAAATTTTTGATATTATTTTCAAAAGCATAGAATAGTTTTTTCATAGATGGTATAAGAACATATACATCGGTATTAATATTTTTACTGGCATATGTGTGCAGTTCTATAGTATCATTCATAATTGGTAGGAGTTTTGGATTTACCAGTGAACCAACTTCTATTTTTGGCGGATTGAATGCATGAATAATATTTTTAAAAATTTCTTTCTTATTATTAGTAGTGTACCAATATTTTGAGGCATTCTGAATACCATCTCTTAGAGAAACATCAAATAATATAGGATTAATTATTTTATAAATAGTGGCTTTTTTGGGACATGCTAATATATTTTTAAGGATTTGGGTGGCCGATTTCATTTCTAAATACAGATATTAAATTTCTAAATAGATTTTGTATTTTATTAAAGTTATGTGAAAATTGTGCCAGAAAAATCATGATCTGGTACAAAAAATTGAAAACTTTTTGTTGTACATTGATAATCGTTATCAAACTCACGAACACTATTTATTAACGAAGAATGTCCTGCAATTACTGCCGTAAACCCGGTCAATTCAAGAAAACTTGCCCCAAGCTCTTGAACAAACCAGTAGACCCTGCCTACGAATCAGCCATGAAGAAGGGGCTCTTTGAGCCTCTTACCAAAGAGGAAGAGCGTGCTGTTAGTGCCCACAACAGAGCTCGTCTCTATGCGGCGGAGCATCGCAAGGCGTTTTTGGAGAGGGAACAGCATCGTAAAAAGCCAGGTGAAGACCAAGGTGCCTATATGTTTAGGTGCTTTAAGCGAAAAAGAGATGCCAGAACTGTAGCAAGGGTAGTGACTCCTGAAGAACAAGATCAGTGGTTGCGCAACGAAAGGAACTACTTTGAAGAGATGAAGCGGGATAGAGAGTCCAGTGCGCTCTGGGAAAAGGATGAGGAAGAACGTCAAGCCATGCACGCAAAAATGACTCTCCGGTAACGGATCCTTAATGAGCACAAGCAGGATGATAAAGAACTTGAGGAATGGGAAGCATTATGCTGACATGAGAAGTCGGAGCAGTACTACGCCGAATGTTTCCGAGCGGAAAAGTAGGTGTATTTTGAAAGAATTATAGAGTAGTTTTATAAAAGGTGCTGAATGTAAGTTATGTAAAGCATTTTTTCATTATAATTAATTACATATTTAACCAAAAATAATAATATGACCAACATTGTGATAAAAAATTGAAAACTTTTTCTCGGTAAACAGAATAAGCATCAAAATAACCAAATCAGTTTCATCAAACGTTAACGAGTACGAGTACCAGTACCAGCACCAGCACCAGTACCAGCACCATGTCCTACCGTGTCAACCGCAAGGCCATCAAGGGTGAGGTCAAGCAGAACGAGTGCCATGTCTGCAAGAAGAATGGAGAGGACTGGCGGGTGTACAATGACCACAACTTCCGCGACACCAAGGGGCGAATTTGCTGCCCAATCTTCGTCAAGAAGATGCGCGAGAACTGTTGCTACAATTGCGACAAGGTGGGGCATTTTGCGGACCACTGCACGGTTGTTGTTTCCAAAGTGCAGGAGCAGAAGCCCATCGTCGTCAAGTCGGTAGTGCGCTTAAAATACGTAGAGAAGGAGACTGTGCCATCAGTCAAGGTTCGTCCAGTGAATCTGTTTGCTGCACTGGAGGAGTCCTCGTCGGATGAGGAGGACAAGCCTCATCCCAATGTCACGGTTCGCAAGCCCGTTTCAAAGGTGGCTCAGATGGATTGGGCTGACATGGAGAGTGACGATGAGGATGAAGAGCCCGCATCTCCTCGTAAGAGGTTGTTCAAGATGGTGCCGTGCCCGACATGTGGATCGTCTTCGCACATGTATTGCCACAAAGCTTAGAGTGGGTTGAGGGTTGCAAATAGGTAAGAAAAATAAAAATGTTGTAGTGTAGTTTTGATTTGTAAAAGGCTAAATAACCTTTTTTCATGTAATACTATATTTGGCTACATGAATGGTAATAACAATATATTAATTGTGAAAATAATATAAAGACAAAGAGTCAATATATATTGTGAAAAAGAGCATGGTTTTAACATTGCGCCAAGATTTTCCGGCAATGTTATAAAAAAATTGAAAACCAAATTTCCCAGCATACAAAAAAGTTGTTGAGCTCGTTTAGCTCAGTTGGTTAGAGCATCAGTCTTATGAGCTGAGGGTCATGAGTTCAAGTCTCATATCGAGCATAATTAGGCACAAGCCTTTACCGAGTTGTCTAAGCTCGTAAGGAAAATAGACATCCGTTTTCGTCCAGCAACATCAAAATTCAAACATTTTAGTCTTGAAGACAAACGAAAACAGCAAAACCAAAATTGGTACCCGGTTAGCTCAGTCGGTAGAGCGCTAGCCTTTTAAGCTAGTGGTCGAGGGTTCAAGTCCCTCATCGGGTGATCCTCCCTACATAGGGAGGTCCCAGTTTGTCTGTATCTGTAAAAACAGTCATCAATGCTTCTGTAGCTCAGTAGGTAGAGCAAACGGCTGTTAACCGTTAGGTCGCAGGTTCGAGCCCTGTCAGGAGCGACAAGCCTTATAGTGTAGTGGTAAGCACGTATCCTTTACACGGATGAGTCATGGGTTCAAACCCCATTAGGGCTATGAGTTTGCAGGCACTCAAACAGAAAAAACTTGCGCAAGAGACTTTGTCTCGGATTGCTCTCATAGTGTAGTGGTTAGCACCGCAGACTTTGAATCTGCTATCCTGGGTTCGAGTCCCGGTGAGAGCTTAAATGTCTTCATACAGCGATTTACCAAAATCCTTAATGATTCCAAACGAAGGCAGCAAAACACTTCCGTTATAGTCTAGTGGTTAGGACATGTGGTTTTCACCCTCAAAGCCGGGGTTCAAGTCCCCGTAACGGAAAAATGAGTTGTTAGACCTCCCAAAACTAACAAAGGACAACCTGGCCGAGTGGTTAAGGCGATAGATTACTAATCTATTGGCAAATTGTCGCGCAGGTTCGAACCCTGCGGTTGTCGTAAAATAAAAATCATTGCCCGATTGGCTCAATTGGATAGAGCGCAAGACTTCTAAGCATTCTATGTGTCAAAGTAATCTTGAGGTTGAGGGTTCGAGTCCCTTATCGGGTATAATGAACAACCCAAATGGGTTAGGAATACAATGTCTTCAAACAGCAATTCACTTATTAGAATCTAAATGAAGACAGCAAAATAGTTTGATTGTTCTATATAAAAATAATCACGTTTCCAGCCAGCAATTCAACCTCAAAAATTATAATTGAAAATAGGGAAACAGCAGATATAAGAGTTGACTGACCTCTGTTTATAAAACAGTCACCAAAGCGGATATGGCCGAGTGGTTTAAGGCGACAGACTTAAGACCTGTTATCTATGATGCGTGGGTTCGAACCCCACTGTCCGCAACCAAAATACCCAAAAGAAAGGATTCACCCAAACCTTTTTTTTCATGATTTTTATGAATCATGAAAAATTGAATACTTATTTTGTAACTAATAAGATGTAAACATAGAAACCATGACAGATTTTAGTTTTATTCGTGATGAACATACCAGGTATTTGGTTGCAAATGGTTACACGGCTGTAACTCAATTGGAACTGTTGGGTTGGTTGAAGGACTTTACACCCAATGGTAATAATGGGTTTATGTTCTCAAGCGATCCAAATATTTATAAAATTATTGGAAGAATGGAATCATTGCCGAACCCACCTGGTCATTCAGGCAGCTCGTTTGCAATTACAATGCGGCATTTGGAACATATAGCAAAACATGGTCTAGATAAATACAAGGCAGATTATCATTCATAAGGAACTGCAAATACGTTATCATAATATCCTTTTGAAATGGTTCCATATTCAAATTTAGCTTTTGCATCATGCATCCAGTCAGAAACATAAGGTAATCCTATATATTTAATGAATTTACCAAGATATATTTTTCTTTCATTATTTTTTTCTGTGTTCACGTGGTCTTCAACCATACTAACCGGTCCAAAAAAACAATAATTGTTGATTGTTGTAAATAACGACATATAGCAGTATTGTAAATTAATATTTATATTTATCTCTTGATATATAAATGGCAAAAACAGAAAAGGGTAAAAAGAAAACTGTGAAAAATAAGACTGTAAAACTATTAAAAAAACCAACATTAGAGAAACTTTCCAAAACCCAAATAACTAAAATACTATATCCAATTACATTAGATGAAGCTGTAGTCTCATTTAACAAATTAAGGGAAGTGGATTGCAATAAAATAAATATATTGGATAAAATAGGTGTAGACTTTGTTAACCATTTTACCTCAATTGAGCGTTTAAATACAAAAGGTAGGTTAAATTTCTCATTTTTTGATGTATATAATAATTTTAATGATTATTACAATAACAAACCCTACTTTAGAAACGGTATCAATAGTACATTTAAAGGCCGATTTTTCAAAGAAAATAATGTGCAGAAGACAAAGATGTTGAAGAGTTTATTTACGCTTTATTTTGGGAATATTGGTGTGTTTAGACCTATTTTAGTAAAGGATATGATATGTAGATATAAACCTAAGGTATTTTTAGATTTTACGATGGGTTGGGGAGGTCGTTTAGTTGGTGCATGCTGTGAGAATATTGAGAAATATATTGGCATAGATTTGAATACCAATTTGGAGCCATTGTATAAAAAAATGGTAGATACGTTAAAACCAATGACAACAACCAAAATACAGTTATTTTTTAAAAGTGCATTAGATGTAGACTATAGCAAATTAGATTATGATTTTGTTTTGACATCACCGCCTTATTACAACATAGAAATTTACAATAAAAATTCTGTCGTAAAGAAAGAAGAATGGGAAAATACCTTTTATATCCCTGTTTTTACGGTTACATATAAGCATCTTAAGAAAGGTGGACATTACTGTTTAAATGTACCACCCAATATTTATGAAGATGTATGTGTAAAAGTATTGGGAAAGTGCGATGATAAAATACCTTTGGGAAGACCTAAAAGAAACAAAAAAGATACGTATGGTGAATACATTTACATCTGGAAAAAGTAGACAATACGTCGTCAGAACTTTCGAAAGTTGACATAAAAAATTGACTAGAACGTTTTCAATTTGTCACTGGTAAATCAACAACCAAAACCAATAATCTAAGATGTCTTCCAATTCAACTTTCAGCCATGGCGACGTTAACATGTGCATGGCCTTTCCAGGTTTGCGAATCATCCATCACCCCGATGGTACCAAATCTTTGTCCTACCATTCATCAGAGCCTGTTAGGCAAGAGCAGATTGAAGCGGCCACCTTCTTTGCCGAACCTCCCTCGCCCCGGAAATCCTTTTTGGATAATTATGGTGCCCACAATTTCCCCGTTATAAAGTCATTTAACGGCATGTATATCGGTCCAGAATTACAACCAGTATCTGACCCTAAGTCCGAAACTGAACCTGCTGCAGGAGGAGGAGCGGCTCCTAAGTCCGATAGTGAACCCGCTGCTGGAGGAGGAGCGGCTTCTAAATCCGAACCTGAACCCGCTGCCACTGGCGGAGAGGCTCCTAAGCATAAACACAAGCCTGCCGGTAAGCGCATCCCCTACCCTGAATTCACCGACCTCTCTGATGAGGAGAAGCAGACATGGCTTCGCCGTGAAATTCGTGAGGCCATTCATGTTCCGTTTGAGGGATTGGATTATCTGCTGACATTGGACAACAAGGGCCGCAGAAAATCACCACGAAACGTCTTCCTTAACTCGTTGGGCATGACGCGGCTAGAGACCATCAACTTGCAGCAATGCATCGTGGGTTACGGTAGAAAGAAAGCTGAGATTGTCTTGGCTCACGTGAAGGAAATAATCAATGGATAAATAAGTAGAATAGTAGTTTTATAAAAAAGAAAAAGTAAATAATTAAACAACTTTTTTTATGTCATGCAAAAAATGACATAAAAATTATATTTTTAGGTTAAAAATGCTATTATATTTCTTATTCATTATCTCAATAAGCTCTTCTGCTTTCATAACCTTCTGTTTTTTCAATACTTCAGCACCTTCAATTAACAACTCTTTTGAGTTACGAATTAAGAATTCGCCATACGCATAAGCATCGTTAATAAGAGTAGATACTTCAGTATCAATCTCCTCTTTATATTTCTCACTCATACTAGGGTAAATAGGTTGTTTTCCCATACCATAATAACATATCATACGCTGGGCTAATTTAAGGGCTTCTTCAAAGTCATTAATGGCGCCGGTGGTTACAGATACGCCATAAACAACTTCTTCTGCAATTCTGCCAGATAAAAGAATCATAAGGTGTTCGGATAATGCTTCCCTTGTAAGAATAGTAGATGCGGAACTTTCAAAAATAGTATATGCTGGGCTTTTCGGCGCAGATAAATTAATAACAACTTTTTGCATTTTTGAGTGATGTTTTGAAAGTAATCCTACAACAGCATGCCCAAGCTCATGTATAGCAATGTGATCAATAATATCGGACGTAAATTGGTGTTCATTGGGTTGCCAACCAACCATCATTTTATTCATAACTAAATCAATATCAACATCCGTAAATTTAGTACGGTCTTGGCGAAGGGCATTTAACATGGCTTCGTTTAATAGGTTTTCCAATTGAGCTCCAGAAAGACCATTTGTTGTTTCAACTAATTCATCTATAACAACAGAATTATCATAAGGTTTACCGGTAGAATGAATATTTAATATAGCTCGTCTAGTTTTAGCATCGGGGTTTCCAATATAAATGCGTTTATCAATTCTACCAGGTCTTAAAAGAGCATCATCTAATAAATCAGCGCGATTTGTAGCGCCAATAACAAAGATTCCCGATGTATTTTTGAAACCATCAAGAGCTATTAAGAGTTCATTAAGCGTATTATCTCGCTCTGAGCCAGCAGTTTCTCCATCACCTGATCTTTTTCTACCAATAGCATCAATTTCATCAATAAAAATAATACAGGGAATATTCTTTTGTGCTAATTCAAACAATTCTCTAACACGTCCAGAGCCAACACCGACATATTTATCTTGGAATTGAGAGCCAGAAACAGTAATAAAGCCTACTTTAGCTTCACCAGCAAGGGCTTTTGCCAACATAGTTTTACCATTACCAGGTGGGCCCTCAAAAATAAGCCCCTTTGGAATACGAACATTATATGCTGCGTATTTTGTATAATTAGAAAGCAGGTCAACACATTGGTCAAGCTCTTGTTTAATGTTATCATAACCACCTACATTAGAGAAATTAAAGGGAGATTTTGTAATAACCTCAAAGTTCTCTGATTTCTTATCAGGATTAGAAGGATTAGATCTGGGAGGTAAAGTTGAGCGAATAGGTCTACCCCATATATCTCGCTCAACTCCATCGTCATCAACTGGTTGCATACCAGGTCTTATAACAATTCGGAAACCACCAAGAGGCATAGTGTTATTTTCACCATCCTGATTTAAAAGCTTTTGGAACATATCCATCTCTTCATCATCCATTTCATATTCATCTTGGTCGTCATCATCTGCTTCTTCTCTCTCATAATAATTACGTTTAAATTCTCTGTCTCTCTTAATTTTTTTTATAATAGGATTCCGCTTATTAAAACTAGTAAAATTACCAGAATGTAAACGTCGCATGTATTGGTCGTGATAAACTTTAGATAGTGGGTATACACTGTTTTGTCGCTTAGGATACTTGCTTAGATTTAATACAGTATGTTTTGGTTGAATAAAAAGCGGGAATATAAATGCGTTCGCTAATCCCAGAAATAATAATATATTGAATCTGAGAAACATATATTATTATTTAATAACCAATTATTTAAACCTATTTAACAAGTAATATTAAAACTAGCAAGTTTGTTTTTCAATGTATTTGTAACAGTTTTTAAGTTAAAAGTGGTGTTTTTTAATTGTGAACTGGCTTGTTGAATGTATTGAACATCGGGATCACTAGCCATAGCAATACTAACACCTTGCTCGCAGAGAACATTCCAGCTATCAATAGTATCAATAGACTTGGCAATAATGTTTTTCTCAACATCGCTAAGTTGTGCACCATTTAATGATGCATCTACTGGTGATACAAAATAATTAATATATTGCATGGCACAGTTTACTTCATCCATAACACCTTGTAATACAACTTTTGTATCATGTGCGGATTTAGGTACTTGGATAGTAGTTGTAGTAAAAATTGTTTCTTTAAATTTCCCGAATATCTTAGATAAATTAACAATTTTACCAAGAGCAATAGATATGGTAGTTAAGAAACCAATATCGGTAATAATATTAACATTTTGCAATTTAGTTATAAAACTCTCAAATAAATTTGCCAAATCATCGGCGGCCTTACCAAACTCAGAAAACCCCTCAATATCAATATCTAATTCCATATGTTTAGATTCATTCGCAATTCTTCCAGCGGCTTGGAAAAGAACAGCGTAATCATCTATTGTACCTTTTCCGTGGAAATCAGAGCAGTTAATATCAGCTGCATATAATTTGATTTGATTTAATAGAATATCAGCAGCATTATTATTTGACGCATCAATGTAGGTAGTTACAATCTCAGTAAGGTTTGCGTTAATATTAACATCATTATTACTGGGGTCAGTAGATGAAGCAAATGTTTCGCGAATAATAAATGAGCCATCTGCTGATTTTCCTGTTTCATTAGTAATATCATAACCAGGACCATGAACAGTGATGCTAGAAAGGTCGGATACTATGGGAACCGGCACGGGCATAATAGTGTTATCTTCACATGTGGCACTGAAAACATTGTTTGTACTGATATCTTGTACATGGGATACGTAAGTTACGCTACCACTAACATCATATGATACTGTTACGTTTCCACTAGTGTCAATATATTCATTAAATAAATCATCTATATTGGGTTGGTTAACAGTTGGAATAGATGGTTGCTCGCTAGTTGTGAGAATGGAGCTGTTGGTAGGAGAGTTTCTACCGCTGTTATTATTTGACGAAGACATCAAATATAATAGATAATTATAATAAAAAAAACTCAAATATTATGTTTTTTATTCTAAATGAACGCATATATGGTAAGATATTTTACAACATTGATTAAAAAATTACAATTATAATTATTGTAGTTTTTTATGGTTTTTGATTTATATAATGGTAGAAATTTTAAAACAAAATTTTCGCAATAGAATTAGATCGTAGATAGATAGTAGATAGATAGTAGATAGATAGTAGATAGATAGTTATATTGGGTGAATAGGCATACGTAATATGTTACGTAGAGACATAAAGAAATAAACTTGCTATTTAACAGAGACCGCTACTGGAGTAGGGGGGTGTTTTCTAATACAGCCACGCTTGTGAGCAGCAAGTGCTTTTAGATTATTAGCAGAGAAACTCTTGCAAAGGTCACACTTAAGACCGGGTTTTTGTATAGGTGCAGAGTACTTAGTAGCCAGGTATTTATCCAAAGTAGGGAAGCGGATTTCATCAATTTGAGATAGAACTTTCTTCTGACTCTCTTTAAAAACATCTACCACAGCGTTCTTTTGAGAAAGGAAAAGTTGATATTCATTATTAATGGTATCCAACATATCTTTTGGAATAGTACAATCATCTTCGGTTTGGTGTTTGAATTGACGCATCTTAGCAGAAAGTTGGTCAATAATATCAACAGCTACTTCAATTTTTGCGGGTTGATATTCACCATGATGAACATAAACAATAATGTTATTGTTATGCATTTCAATTTGATAATTCTTTTTACCAGAAATTCCACTTTGTTGAGAAATAAAAATACCATTACAGTTTTGTTCGTCAATAGAAGCCAAGAAAGCTTGTACTTCATCGTTCGTAACATTTTCTTCTGAGTTCTTGTTATCAATCAGAATGTTGGATTTGCGAATGCGTTTTAATAAAATAAGACCATGGCCATTAGAATTTGGTATTTTATTTGGGTTATGTACTTCCGCACTGTTGTACATTTTAGTGAGAACACCAGATAGGTTCTTCGTATTATTTTGTTCAGTGTTGTTTTGATTGAACTTCTGTAGAATATCACCAAGGTCAGTCATAAATTTGGTTTGAGCAGTCTGAATCGTAGCATTTCCGTCCTTGAGAATATTTAGGTTAGAATTGATACGTTCTTCACTGGCACAAATGAATGAGTAAATGGGTTGTTGGACGTTTTGAATCATAGTGGATGATTTCTTTTCAAAGTTGTCCATGAACTCATGAATAGAGTTATTAGAAGAGTTTTCATTACCAATACTATTAATAGTTGCTGATGGCAACTGTGTTTTTGCAATGTTTTCTTTATTTGAGAGTGCTTTCTCAAATAGGTCAATTATCATTAGGTTGACAGCTTCAAAACTGATAGTGGGATTGTCTTCGTAGAATTTGCATACTCGTTTATTGGAGAGTTCCAAGCTCTTCATCAATACTTCCGTATTATAGTTTATACAATTATTTTATTTATACTATTTAAACTTATTAATTATGGTTATGAACGTAATCATGGGTTGAAGTTAGAAGGAAAGTGACCGCAAATTCTTTGGTTTATTCTGTTGTAACATCAAAACAGTGTTTGCATGGGTAATATATAGTGCTTCCTGTTTCTCTTTTAATTGTTGTATTTCATTCTGTAAATCAATATTTTTTAATCGTAATACGTAGTTTTCATGAGCAAGTTTGAGCATATAGTTGTTCTTTTTCATATATTTATACATTGGAAAAACATTTTCACTAAAGTTTTTAATCACTAAAGCATTTATGGTAAGACCGAAATTACAAATTTTACAACTGTGAGCATAAAGTAGAATTGTGATTTTTGTGATTTTGTAAAGTACAACCAGTAATTTGTGATTACAAATACTGACTGTTGTTATGCAGCGGCCAATTTAGAAAACTTTTGGAAAAATAAAATCTAGTCCAATATTATATGTCTAGTCAGACAACAGCCCCCTCAGCGCCCTTCCAGCAATGGCAAAGCTTCTACCCTTCCGCCCCCGCCGGACCTTATGGTTTCGGATATGACCAACAACCCGTGTCTATTCAAGACCAAATCTATGCTTCAGTAACTGGTAATGCTGAACGCACGAAACAACAAGCCGCCAACGATATTGCTCGTGATATCTTACGTGCAGTTGATGCCAATGGCTCAACTAATGGCCACATTACCGAAATTAATGCTGCCCAAGTTACTGCTGCTATTGAGCGCAACGGATCACAAGGCATGACCACAACTGAGCGTGTTAACAGCCAACTCGCCACAGCTGTTGAACGCAACGGTGCCAACAATATGTCTGCTATTGAACGCACAAGCGGTGAGGCTCGCCTTACCACAGTTATTTCCGATGCTGCTTCCCGACAAGCCCAAAACGATTCCACCCGTGATGTTCTTAGAACAGTTGACCGTGTAGGCGCCGAGGCCGTTGGATCCACCAAAGATTCCTTCGCTACTTTATTGGGAACTGTTGAGCGCAATGCTGGCGAAACCCGATTATCTACTGCTATTGCGACTGGTCAAACTGATATAAGATTGACTGATGTTCGCCATTCTATATTGAATGACGTAAACCGCACTGCTAACGAAATATTGGCAGCTTCTACCCAATCATTAAACGTTCTTACTAAGCACGTAACAGATGCTGCATGGGAACAACGAAGTGCTTTGTCAGCTGGTTTACAAAACATGAGCGAAGAAAACCTAAAGGGCAAGTTTGATATATCTCAAAAGATGGGTGATCACTATTCTAGCTTGTTACTTGAGAACCAAAAACTTGGCCACTTCATGTCTGCCAAGGCCGATGGCCACTTTGCTGCTGGTCAACTTGAGTTACAGAAGGTCAAAGAGGGTCTTGCTTGCCAAGCTTCCACATACAACGCTGCTGCTATCTTAGATGCTCACCGCAACCGTGAGGCTATCCAAAAGGACCTTGCGGAGGCTCGCTATGAGGCTCTTAAGAGCCAACAATACCTCACTGATAAGATGAGTGAGTGCTGCTGCACAATCAAGGAGAAGATTGATTTGGTTGACCGTGACCGTCTCCGTGATAACCTCATTGTTTCACGTGACGATAACAATGTTCTTAAAGTTCTTGAGTTTGGTGGCCTTGGAGGTGGCCGTGGATATGGATATGGTGGCCGCCGTGGTGGCTCCCGTTCCAGATCCCCTGGAAGACGTTGAAGGGGCGAAGGACCGCTAAGAGATAGAAGTGATAGTAGCTCATCAGATTCATCATCTGGTACAGAAACATCATCTTTAAGTTCTAGCTCAAGTTCTTCTTCAAGCTCTAGCTCATCACGTACAACACGCTCATCTCGCCGTAATTCTCGTAGACGCAGAAGTGAAAAGGTAATCATTGTAAAGGTACAAGGTCCTACAGGTCCACAAGGAAGTCCAGGTCAACCAGGCGTTACAGGACCACAAGGTGAAGGAATAACAGGCTTTACAGGTCCACAAGGAATACAAGGTGATACTGGATTTACTGGTCCAACTGGATATACAGGTGATGCATTAACTGGAAGCACAGGTCCTACTGGTGACACAGGCAATACTGGACCACAAGGTGATGGAATAACAGGTAGTACAGGTGCGACAGGTAGTACAGGTCCTACAGGAAACCAAGGTGTTCCAGGAATAGCAGGATTATTAGGTGCACAAGGCCCTACAGGCGCAACTGGTAATACTGGTCCCATAGGTCCTACAGGTTCATTAGTATAAATACGTGATTAGCGGTCCGAAACAAAACTCTTTTAATTATTAACAAAAAAAATAATAATTAAAAAAAATAGAGAAAGTGTATATGCAACAACTATCAAAAACAGATAAAAGATATGTAATGTTATCAAATATGTTGAATATAAAATTATATTTTATTACTAATAGATTGTGTGCAGCGCATATAGACATGCCATTAATAAATACTAAATGTGGTTTTTCTATTACAGAATATTATAACGTAATAGTGCATAAGTTTTACAAAAATGGGCAACCAATTAATGAAGCTAGATATGTAAACTATTAGAATTTAGAATAATAAATACAAAATAATATAAAAATTAAGTGACATATCATCACATAAGTATGTTGGTCAACCGGTTTATTAAAAATACTAGACATTTTTCTACAGCAAATGTCCCTGTATCTGCTGTAAAGGTTTTTCAAAATAGTTGTTATCATAAGATTGATTTTAAGATTAATGAAGAAAGTAGTGTAAAGGAGGCAATTATGCGTTTTACAGCATTTAATATTGGATGTTTGGCAGTGACAGATAGTAAAAATAAAGTTGTTGGAGTATGTTCAGAGCGTGATTTTATTACTAAGGTTGCTGCATTGGGTAAGAATCAGGATACAGTAAAGGTAAAGGAGATTTGCACATATGGACCTAAGATTATTGTAGCAAAGAAGGATGATTCATTGGACACCTGTATGAATAAGATGCTTTTTAAAGATATTCGTCATCTATTGATTATGGATGATAAGAATGAGGAATTTATTGGTATGATGTCTGTAAGAGATTTGATTAAGGAGATGATGAAGAAAGATAAGGAAACAATAACAAGGTTGAGTGATTTTAACTTGGGTAAGGGAGCATTTTTTGGTAGCGAGTAAAAATATATAATACCTAATAAGTATTATATATTTCATCATACTATGGATTGAATAGTAATAGATGCGGTTATTTGTGGTAATTGATTCCCAGAACTGAAAGATCCAATAAGTGTAACATATGACATAAACGAAGCTTTTGTGTTGTTTACTATTTGTAATTTACAAGCATATCCGGTATTTGAGAAAGGTGCAGGGGTAATCATATCGCTTTCTTCTAATTGAATAATAAAATAATTGGTATTTTGTGAAGAGCCAAAGAAAGAGCCTACTGTGCTTACTGGAGCAATAAAATGAGAATTTTTTAATAGAGAAAATTGACATGCTTCCATATGAAAAATACTAGTATAAACAGAGTAATATCCGGGTCTCCATATAAATATTTCAGATGTATTTGGATTATGTAAACAGTTACCAAATACAGAATTCGTATTATCAAAAACAATAAAACCTCCTTTCTCTATTTTCTGTTCACAAGTACTATATGCATTAACGAATGTTGGGAAAGAATAATTATTAGGACATGGAGGACAATTATAATTTTGTGGTCCAGTAGGTCCAATTTCCGAAGCAATATCATCAAAACTATTATCAATTATTTCTGAAATAAGTACATTTTCATCAGACATTTCTATACATGATGCAAATACTTAAATTAAACTAAAGAATTAATGCATACTGCAGTTAAAAACAGTATTCTGGTTACAAAATAGTAGAATTATTACAATATTACAATTTGTAATTACAAATCCGAGTTTGTGATTTTACAGTAGAATTACAAATCATGCATTTGTGATTTTATAACTAGTTTTGCGTAAAAAATATTAATAGAATGTTTCTCTGTATTTTTGCATACCGTGTTTGGCAATAAATTTTAAATGATGAATCGTGATTGCAAAAGATGCACCAGAATGGCCAGGGTTATTAGACAAAGACAACATTTTATTTTTAATTTTATATATATTAGGGTGTGAAGTCCACATGAAACCTTCACTACTAGGTGGGTTAAATTTCTCCATCCAATCCCACAGTTCTAACTGGCTAACCGCTTCGTGACCATTACATATCATACAGCGCGTTGATGAATCAGGAATAAAGTTAAAATTAGTCATTTTTGCAATATAATAAATAGATTATATATTATTTACAAAAATACTCTAATAATATATATATATAGGTTTAATGGGAACAGTAAAATTCTCTAAAAAGAGAGGAGGTAGGAAAAGGTCGAATAAAAAATTCTTTAGTAAGGGTTTTAAAAAAATTAATAGGAATTTAAAACGTAATAAAACAGCAAAAAAATACAGAGGTGGAGTTTTTATGGTTGATTTTCAACAGGGCATTTCAAGAGGATTATTTGACGAGGCTTGGTTTGGTTGGATCGCAAAAGAAACAACAATAACTGAAGTAGTATCCAAAGTGGTTGAAAAAAAATGGTTTGGATTCGTCGTTGGAAATGAAACTGTGCAAGAAACTGTTGCAAAAAAAATTATTAATTTGGAACCAAGAACCTTGCAAGAATTATTAAAATCAGGAGCGGAAAAATTATATTCGGTGTTAGGAATTGTGGGGACAGCTTCTAAAGAGCATCCAATTATTGCAGCAGTAGTTGCAATTACAGTAATCGCATTAGGAGGGGCATTAGTATATATGAAGAGAAACAGAGACGCTGCAAAAGCATTACTGGATGCCGAAGACAAACTTGAGAAACTTGCTAATGAAAATTCAGTATTGGTATTAATATGTATGGGTAGTGACGTAAAAGAAAAAACACATTTATATATATGTGTTCGTCTTGCTATAGGTTCGCTTTTATTATATACTCTTGACTATGTAAATCCAGACCCAAATATAAAGAATAGAGATTTTAGAGAATCATATGAGTTTACCACCCAGGGAAAAGAAGATAAAGTAAAAATGAGTAGGTGGTTGAAAGGGGTCTTAGAGACAGAGTTAGAAGGAGAGAAAAAGATAGAGAATCAAGTAAAATTGACTTGTTGCGTTACAGAAAAAAGTGGTGGTAGAGTAGATATATTTACTGTTTCACAACGTCAGCAAATTAAAAACGTAAATGAGCTTCATTTTTATTATCCAAAACAAACGTTTTTGGGTGTGGAGAAGAAGGAAGATACAAGCAATCAAAACAATTTATCAGTATTAACTAATTTAACAACTGAAGCAACTTGTAATCTTACCATATGCCCTGCACCAGACCCAGACACTAACACAATATTCAAAGACGAGGAAGTTTTAGATATAAGATTCACATCAGATGTTAAAAAACTACCACGAATTACATCTGAAAATGATTGTTATGATAAGATTATTGTGGATACTGGTAAAAATTTGCGTGAATTAGATGTATTATGTAAAGGATTCCAAAAAACAGTTGCGCCATTAATAGAAGAAAAAAAAGACCCTAAATCTGGCTTTCCTGAGACTGATATTATGACAATGATGTCTCTTTCTGGTGTTAGCCGTGAGGATGCAATAAATTACCTTAAGAAAGCGAAACCTGCAGGCGATATATTGAACGCCCTATCTCTAGTTCGTTAGAATATATAATAATTAAAGGTTATTATTATATATTATCTTTATTAATAATGAACTATTTTTTAACAATGTTATTTTTCTTAGAGCAACCACGTTTATGAGCAGATAAACTTTGTTTACTAGAAGCACTGAAATTATTACACATGTCACAAGTAAAACATGCAGTCTTTACATAAGCATACTTTTGAGAAAGATATTTTTCTAATTCAGGAAATTTAATATCGTCTATTTGTGCCAACATTTTCTTATGAAAATCTCTTAAAAGTATAATCATAGCTTCTTTCTGAGAAGTATATTTCTGATATTCTTCATTAATCCCATCTAATAACTCTTTTGATATGGTATTGCTTTCTTCATCTTGGGTCAAATCTTCTAATTTACCAGACAAATTATCAATAATGTCAACAGCAATTCTGATTTTATCAATAGAATACTCACAGAATTGGATATAAACAAGGATTTTACCTTTATGAATATCAATCTGATAATTCTCTTTGAAAGCAATACCTGAATACTGAGATAAGAAAATACCATGAGTATTCTGGTTATCAACATCAACAATAAACTTAGCAATTTCTTCCTTATTAATATTTTGTTTATAATCTTTATTTTCAAATAGGATCGTAGGCTTATCAAGTCTTTCCATAATAAAATCACCAGAAGACTTAACTCCAGTAGTATCTTTTACCTCAGCATTAGGATATATAGTATTCAATATATTACATAGATTATGCTCTCCATACTTTCCTTTATTTGAAGAAACATTATACTTACCAAGGAATTCAGTAAGCTCTTCTTGAAGTTTATTTTGAGAAACCAAAGAGTTAGAAGTAGTTTCTTTCAAAACATCAATATTTTGTGTAATACGGTTCTCACTTGCAGTAAAAAAAGAATATAATGGCTGTTGAATTGTCTGCATCATTGAGTTATACTTAGTTTCAAAATTACCAATAAATTCATGTAGTGATTTATCATTACTCATATTCTTTGCTAGTTTATTCGTATCTTCCATGATTAATGAATGCAATTGCTTTATATGAGAGTGAATTTGAGAACCTAGGCTTTCTTGATTCTTTGGTATTATTTCATTCAAAATAAGTGTTGTTTTATCAATAAGGTGGGTATTATTCTTATCCATAAGAGATATCAATTTCTCATTTGTAGTAAGGGTATTATTATGAATAACCTGACGAACATCTTCAATGTATTCTTTCTTCAAGTTAACGAATTGCAACACCATATTATTAGTCATTTCTGAATTAATTTTTGATAGACTATCGTTTACTGTAGAAAGATTATGTTTTAAATTATCTATCTGCATTTTGCTTTCCTTCATATAAGATAACAGTTGTGAATTTATATTCGCGTTAATATCGCTTGACATTTCATTAAAAATGTTTTCCATAAAATCTATGAGCATAATATTAGCGGTTTCTATATCAATATTTTTATTTTCATTATAGAAGTCCCATATCCTCTTGTTATTTATAACAATTTCAAACTCATTTCCAGTTATGCTCATGATATTATATAGAGTGGTAAATTTTCTTTATATTGTTTCACTTTTTTAAGTTTTTAACAAACTTAATTAAAAACCTAAATTTTTAATCA